ACGCTCTGCTTCGTCTCTTGAATCGTGTTCATCTGCTTCGCCCGGTATTTCTGCACCGCGTCCAGCCAGTCCTCGGCTGCGAGTGGCGTGTTGCGCGAAAACTGATGCTGCACTTCTGCGGCCGCGACCGAGAGGTCTTTTTTCTCCGCCTGCTTGTTCAGCCGCTCAACGATGGCCGTGCTCCACGAATAGCCCTCGTCGCCTCCCCATCCCATCCAAGCCTGGTATCCCTTGCCTTGCTCGTCCCAGGTCTCGCCCTGCTTGTCCACTTCGTGCCGGTCGAAAAAAGCTTTCATCCGCCGCACGGTGTCCTCGGACATCGGCCGCTTGTTCATGAGGTCACGCGCCCGGGCGATGCCGACGCTCGTCATGCCGCGCTGTGACATCGGCTTCTTCTCGCGGATCTCAAGTGCGCGCCGTGCGTTGTCCGCCATCGCGTCGGTCGGAATATAGGAGCCATCGGCGAAGTTGATCGTGACGAGATTTGAGTCGTTCTGGATCTGCTCGACCGGCTCGATTGCGGCCGGTGCCGCTGCGACGCTGGCCGCCTGCGCCTCGGCTGCGCTTGCTCCGACCGCGTCGCCTGCTGCGGCTGCGGCTGCTGGCGTGCTTGGGAGTGAGGTCGTCGTGAGGCGAATGGCCGTCTCCGGAACTCCGTATTTCACCGCGAGTTCCTTTACGAATCCGGCTTCGATTGCGATCTGCTCCAGCCGCGAGAAAGCGTCGGTGCCTTCCTCGGCCGCGATCTCTTGCAGGCTCTTTGCGCCCTGCCGGTTCTCGTTCATGTTCGCCGCTGACTCGCGGCCGACGTCGATGCTGAGCTTGGCCGGAAAGCGCCACTCGCCCTTCGTCGCCCGGCGCAGCGCCTGCACCATTGTTTCGCCCGCGAGCAGCGGAGGCGGTGCGATCTCGCCGCGTGCGATGGCGTCGAGAATCACGGCGTCTTTGATCGGGTCGAGAACCTTGTCCACTAGCACGCCTTGCTGCCGGGTGAAAACGCGGTCAGCTGCGGCGAACTCTGCCCGAACGCTTGGGCCTCGAAAGTCGCTTGTGCCGAACAAGACTCCCTCAGGGATACCCACCGAGAGACTAATCTCATGCATCAAGTGCTGCACGAATCCGGTGAATGCCTGCGACGGCCTCGACGGCATGACCTCGACGCGGTCGCTGTTTTGGAAATACCGAATCATGCCGACCTCGGTCAGCTCGTTCTTCTGTGTCTGTCCGCTCGGCAAACCCATCGTCGGATTCGGCTGGAAAAGATTGCGCGGGTTAGCGACGCCTCGGTCGTTGAAGATCAGCGCCGCCTGCTGCGACGAGAAACGCACGCCGGCCTTTTCCGCCTGCAAGATTTCGTGCAGCATCCGCGCCGTCTGGATCCCGCTAGCCAGATCTGAAACGCCCCGATACATATCAGACCGATTTGGATCAAAATAATGGCAGAACTGATTCGCCGGAATGTCCTCGGCGCCGAAATAAACGCCGTCGCGCGTGACGCGGAAAATTCGGTAAGCCACCGGCTGGCCGAAGTCGTTCGTGATAATCCCTTGGTAGTAATTGTTCGAGGCAACTGCCGTCTCGTTCGGATTGCCGATGCGCGTTGCCGGCACGAGTTGCAACTTGAGTCCCTCGCCGCTGCGCCGAATTACAAAGCCGCAATCGCCGTCAATCGGTCGTTCCTCGGCCGCGAGCTGCACAAGCTTCTTGAAGCTGTGCCGGTTCGTGACGTCGCAGTTTTTGCACCACGCGTGGAAGTAATCGTCGATGACGCGGTTGTAATCCCGGTCGCCGGTCGCCGGTGAGTATTCGTGCGGCGTCAGGTAGAGACCAAATTTGCGCGAGACTTCACGAATCTCCGGCGCGTTGTCCACGAGGTCCCGAGCTTCATACATGAGCACCACCCGGTCCCGCTGATTCTGCGAACTCTCGGCCGGCTGGGTGTATTGCTTCGGCGAATACATCCGATTCGTCCGCGCCGCGTTATACTCGAAAAGCGACTTCGCGACGCGTGCCTCCAGACGCTTGAGCGCCCATGTCGGCGCGATGTTCTCAAGCGCCCGGTCAATCCAAGGTTTTTGCGCGACCAGTTTTGACGCGTCGAAAAAGTCGGTGCTCATGTGTGATTAGTTGCCGGTGAAGCTGACGAATGTGGTATCCGTTGACCCTCCGGCCGCGTCGGTCAATGCGTCCTGCAAGTTGCCGAGCATGTTGTTCAGCGCGTTCAGGTCCGCTCGGCTCACGCTTTTCCCGTTGAGGCTGTAACTCTGGTTGAGCAGCACCGCCTGAATTGCGTCAATCGTCTTGGTCTTGAGCGCCGTCAGCGTCGCGGTGTCCAGTCCGAGAAATGGGTTGTCGAGCATACCACTGCTCGAAACGTCAAACCGGCCTTATTCCTTCGGCGCTGCGTAGCGGATGACGTTCGCAATCGTCGCCATGCAGAGCAGCATCGCCGAGGTGTCGAGACCGTGATTCGGCGCGTTGCTCTTCACCTCGCGCCACTCCCAGACGCCGGTGCGGATCTCGACTTTGGATTCGCCTTTGAGGTGTTCGAGATAAAGCGGATTAACGTCCTTCGGCAAAAGCCATTTCAAATCGCCCTTTGCCTCCAGCGCGTTCGCGAGGAGGTCTTTGAAGTAGTCGCCGGACCAATCGTAGTAAAACACGTCCCCGCCGCGATAGTCGCTCACGCGTGGCTCCGAGAACGGAAAGTTGATCAGCTTGTCGCTTGCCTCGTCCCGCATCGTCCAAGTCTTCCGAGCGTATCCGCGCATCCCGCGCCAGCCGAAGTCCGCGCAATCCCGATCAACGTCGGCGGGTCGGTAGCCGCGATCTTGGGCAACGCATGAATCCTGCACCTTGTAACGGTGCTGCAACTGCCGCAGTTGGTCCCGCGTCTCGACGCGCCCGAAATAGAGCTGCCGGTAGGTCGGTCCGGTCGCCGAGCTAAACGCGCCGATCTCGACCCACCAATGGTCCTGCTGCCGGTCCACGGCCATGAAGCGAATCACCTCGCCGTCGATTGCCTCGCCGTTGCTGAACTGGGCGACGGTGTAGTCGCTCGCCTGCACGAATAGGTTGACCACCTTCTTCTCGACAATCCAAGGCCGCGCCTCGCGCTTCGTGCGAAACTCGATCTTCATTTTGTCGTCACCCTGACGCACGTGGTGATTGTCCGCCTCGCAGAATTCTTCCACGAGCAGCCGCATCGGCCGGCTGACAACGGCCTCGACGCGGAAGCTCTGAATCTCCGCCGGCGCCGCGGCGTTCAGCGGTACGAACCGCCCGGCCCGCTTCCAGCCGGTGCGCGTCGTGTCGGTGTCTGGCGACTCGTGGCCGCAATGTGGGCAACGGAAACGGCACGACTCGACGGCCCGCGCAACGTCCCACGTCTCGTCATCGCGCCTCGCCGCGGCATCCCATACCACGCCGCCGCGGAGCCCGGTCTCCTCGTTCTTGTCCAGCGCGAACGCGATCGGGTGCACCTTGTGGCACGCCGGGCACTCGGTGCTCCACTCCTGCTGGGTGCCCTGGCGGAAGCTCGTGTCCTCCACGTTGCCGGTCTCCAGGTCCATAATCGGCGCTTGGCTCGTGTTGTAAATCTTCGAGCGCCCGACTTCCTCGAAGCGCGAGACGCGGGCGACGGCGTGGCCGTAAACCTCCTGCCACTTCGGAAGCCAAATCTCGTCGTTGATCTTGTAGCGGATGGACTGCGATTGCTGGCTCGAAAGATTCGCCGGGTTGAGCAAAAAGAAGAATCCGCCGAAATAAATCTCGGTCGTCGTCCGGTGCGGTCCGACTCGCGGAAGCATCGCGGCGACCGGCTTGCAGCTCTCGAAGATCGGGTTGAGCCGTGACTTTGCATGCCTATCAATCATCTCGTCGGTCTGCATCGTCCAAGAAATCGGCCCGGCGTCGTTGCAAATCAGCCACGGCACCCAGATGTCCGCCACGAGCGTGCCGCCGATCTGCACGGCCTTGCGGAAGTGCACGCGGCGCACCAGCGGATTCTGCAACGCATCGAAGATCGGAATCAGCCACGGCGAGATGCGGACGTTAAACGGTCCCGGCGTCGCGTAGCTCTCGGGCAAGATGATGTGCTTCCGCGCCCACTCGTAGATCGGCGAAAGGTCCGGCTGCGGAAGGCGCAGTTTGGTGAGGAGGGTGTCGGAGGCGGTCACGTGTGAACAATCTTCGGACAATCCCTCCGAGCCTCGCAGAGCCGGAGCACGTCGTCCTCGCTGATTCGGTGATTCTGCAAGCCGTATCCGCCGGAGAGGTTCTCCGCGCTTTGCCGGTCGCGACGATCCCGCGTCCGGCGAATGACCGCAAACGACGGATCGGCGTTCGCCCAGTGCGTGCCGGCGAACCAGAGCGCATGATCAAACGTCCCGCCGCTCTGCCGATGATTGCCGAGGTCGAGGCGAATACCGTGACCGGATCGAATCACGATCGGCTTCTGGTAGCCGCGATTTTCGAGTGAGCGATAGTCTGGATCGCCGTGCGTGCGCTGCGGCACCGGCTGACGATCAAGATCAAGGTCGGTCTCGGAGTGATGGCGAAAGACGTTTCGCATCCGAGCTTCAACCGCCGTGACGTGACTCGGAA